TTATATGGTATCCTAAAAAAGATTTTTACTCAAAGCAAAGAGAAACAAAAATACTTAAATATCTTAATTACAATAAAAATAAAACACAACAAATAGCACTTATCGTTTTATAGGTGCTTTTCTTATATACAAAATTGGAAAAATCACGCTAGCCAAGCGCAAAAAGGCGATAGGAGAACAACATGGAAGAATTAAATTTAAACTCTAGCGAGAGTGTCGAGGAAGTCGTAATCCCTCAAGAGACTGAACAGGTAGAAACTACTGAAAGTGCAAATGAGGAAGTCACTACCTCACAGGAGAATATTAAACCTGTACAGACACCAGAACAAAATTCTTTATATGCTCAAATTCGTAGAGAAGCTGAACAAAAGGCTTTAGATAAATTTGTATCAGAAACTTATGGGGAATCCCATGGAATCCATACAAAGTCAGAATACGATAGAGCAGTTAAAGAGCAACAGGAAGAGACACAAAGACAAGAATACAGAGAAAAAGGCATTGATCCGGACATGGTTAATAAATTAATCAATGATAACCCTACGGTTAAGCAAGCTAATGAAATTATAGCTAAGCAACAACAAAGTGAAAAGATTAATTCAGAAGTACAAGCCTTATTTAAAGAGTTTCCAGAAGCTAGAGAAATGAAAATTCCAGATAGTGTGTTTTTAGAAAGTATAGACAGTAAAATACCTTTAGTTTATGCCTATGCAAAGTACGCTACTAAAAATGCTTTAGCAATAGCAGAACAAAAGGCTTTAAAGGGCATCACACAAAATGCACAGACTTCACCAGGTGCATTAAGTACAGGACAAGCAGCGCAGACAAGTTCTATTAATTCAATGTCAAAAGCTGATTTTCAAAGGATGCAAAACGAGGTTTTAATGGGTGAAAGAAAAACATTATGAGGAGTGAATTTATAAATGGCAGCTAATTTACAAACATATACAACCCCAACAGGAGCAGGAACTAATAGGCTAACAAACGAAAACGCAGAGTTTTATCAAAGAACTTTGCTCGAAATGCTACAGGACAATCTTTTCTTCATGAAATACGGTAAGAAAACCCCTATCCCTAAACATGCAGGGGCAACTACTTCATGGAGAAGGTTAGAAATGCCGGCAGTAACTACTACGGCAATTACAGAGGGCGTTACACCTACAGGTATTGACTTAACAATCAATAAGGTTACTGCTACCGTTCAACAGTTTGGTACTTATACAAAGTTAACAGACTTCATTGACCTTGTAGGGCTTGATCCTTTACTCACAGAGGTATCTCAGATGTTCGGGAATCACGCAGGAATGACAATGGACATTATCGTTAGAGATATTTTAAAAGCAGGTACAAATGGACAATTTGCAAACGGTAAAGCTTCACATGCAACTTTAGTAGCAGGGGACAAAATAACTGCAGCAGAAATTCAGAAAGCAAGAGCAACAATGGTAAAAAACAATGTTAAGAAAATAAAACTTCCTAATGGTAGCATGGGATATTTAGCTTTTGTTCATCCCGATACAGTAACACAGATCATGAATTTACAAGAATGGAAAGATCAAAACACCTATGTTGATACTAAAAATAGAGAAGAGGGTATCGTAGGTCAAATGTACGGTATATACTTCTTAGAAGCTACTACTGCCCCTACGTTTGTAGACGGTGGCGTAGGTGTTAACCTTGCAGGTAAACATATACTTATACTTGGCAAGGAAGCTTTTGGCGTTCCAGATATAGCAGGTTCTTCTAAGCCCGAAATATTAGTATTTAGCGAGGGCAACACAGAAAACCCAATGGCTTTATATTCAACAGTTGCTTGGAAAAGCACGTTCACAGCAGCACGTTTACAAGAATTATCCATTTTACGCTTAGAGGTACTTGACGTTTAATTAATTAATCAGTTGACAAAGCACATCTCCAATAAGGTAGGGTTAACGCTCTACCTTATTTTTTTAAATTAAAATAAAGGTGGTTTTACAATGAAAGTATTAAAAGAAGATGAAAAATGGGGTAAAGTTGACGGTGGTTTATTTTTAGGTGAAGAATATGTAAGTCTTACAATACCTTTAGATAGACAGAACCCTGCAAAAGAAAGAATAGTATGTATTAATGGTAATCAAATATGGCTTGCAGTAGGGAAGAAATTAAAAGTTCCTCAATCAGTAAAGGACTTATGGGACTATTCTTATAACGGGACAATTGAAGCAGAAGAAAATATGTCACAGGAAATAGAAATTAAATCGTAGGAGGTAAGCTATGGACAATTTAATGCAAGTGTCAAATAGTTCTTTAGGGCAAAGTGGAGCAATTTTGGTAACAAACACCACAGCTATAATAGGTGTTTTCAGCTCGTTACTAGTTGTATCGGATGCTGCGTTTACAACGCTTACAAACGATATAACAAAAAATGGGATAGTAACGCCAAGCACAGGGGCAGATTTTGGAACGCTTTCAACAGGAACAATTATCTATGGAAAAATAACAGCAGTTACCTTGTCAGCAGGCAAAGTAATTTTATATAAGTAGGTGGTAAAATGTTAGGGTTAGGCTTAGGACTTAACAAAAATACGAATAAAAGGCAAATAGTAAGAAATGGTTTAGTTTTATATTTAGATGGTAAAGACTTTAAAAATAGTCCTCCTACAAGTTTATGGATGGATAGAAGTGGATTAGGTAACAACGCTACACCTACAGGCTTTGCTTATACTACTGCAAGTGGTAGTGATGGAGTTAGTGGAGTTGTATTTGATGGGGTGGATGATATTGCAACAGTAACGAATAATGTTAATTTTGATTTTGGTAGTGGGGATTTTACTATTGCTTTTAGTGTAAACATGAATGTTAAAAATGTAATTAATTCTATTGTCTGTAAAAGATATTCGGCTACTTCTAATGCTTCGTTTTATATTTATCTCGGAACGACAACTATTGTTTTTGCTTATTCGGTAAATGGAACGGTTTCATCTGAAATTACATTTACCAAAACATTAAATGTAAATACAAAGTATAGAATTTTATTTAGAAGAGTTGGAACCTCTTTAAAATGTTTTGTAGACAATATTTTAATAAGTGAAACTTCTATGGGAACTAATGTAATATTTACATCTACAGAAAATATGATTATGGGTGCTTTAAATAGTAGTGGTACTAAAAGTTATTTTTTAAATGGAACAATCTTAAATTTATTAACTTATAAAGGTAAGGGTTTAACAGATAGCGAAATAGCAAGAGATTATAATGTAATGAGGTGATAAAATGATTAAATTTGTAATTGCATTAATAGAAGATTTTGTAAGAGTAAATATAGATGTTTCAAATGAAAGACATAGCATAGATGGATTGAAAGCTTTAAAACATATAGAAAACTTATCAGCTAATGAACTGAACAATATTAGATTTAAAAGTGTTTTTCAGTTTATAGGTGATGAAGAAATCTATACTTTAATGGCAACAAGCGAATGGACAGTTCCAACTACTCCATAAGGAGGTATAAAATGAACTTAGCTTTATTAGATGAAAAAATCATCCAGCTCGTGAATCAGTACAGTATAAATGGAAGTTTAACACCTAGTGCAAGTAACCAAGACTACCTATTAAGAACAAGAAACCTAATAGATGCTTGTCAAAAGGAATTAGCAGATGAATTCCCAATAGTTAAAGAGGAAACATGGGTACAAACTCCAGTAGATAATCCTACAGACTTTGTTACTCATGTTTTGCCTGTTAATTGTGAAAAGATAATAAATATTTATATAAAAAAATATCCCACATATCAATTAATTACTCATACTGTTCAAGGTGGAAATCTACTTTTTAACCCTGCATTAGATGGAACCATAATATTAAACTATAATAAAACACCTGATGATATCACGGTAACTTCTTTATCTACTTTAGAATTAGAAATAGGGATAAAGTTTCAAGAGTTAATACCTTATTATGTAGCAGGGTGGATATATTTAGAGGATAATCCTACAATATCAACAATGTTATTAAATGCATATGAAACTAAGAAAAATAAACTCAACTATGTTGTACCTTCTTCTTCAATAGAAATAGAAAATGTATTTGAGGGTTTTATATAAGGAGGTAATTATGTACGCAATTCCTAAAATGCCTAACACACCGGAAATACGTTTTGGAGCTGATGGCAAGTACCCTTTAGATGGTGGTATAAATCTATGGCGACAAGAGACGGCCTTGCCAATGAATCAAGCAAGTGATATTTTAAATGTAAATGCAGATGATAGAGGTACATTAAGTAAAAGAAAAGGTCAAGCATTCCTTGACAACTCATTAGGTGCCGGAGGGTGTACTTCTATTATATATAAAGGCAAAATAATTAAACAATGGAGTACATTTCTTTATTCGTATAATTTAGACGGAAGTAGTCCAGTTCAGATATTTACAGGTCTTGCTATTAGTAAGGCTTTTTTTATTGTCTTTCAAGGGCTACTTTACATGATGAACGGTACGGACTTTATTCAGTATGATGGTACAACCGTTATAAACGTTCCCCCTTACGTTCCTATAGTATCACAAGGGCGTAATGAGGATGGAACTATTTCAACGTTGTACGAGCCTTTAAACCTGCTTACAGGGGCATTCACAGATATGTTTAGTCCTTTAGGTGTTATTAAAATATATAAAATGAGTTTTAGTGGATTAGATGCTAATACCTTGATATGTAACAATGGAACTGTTGAAGGTACAGGCTTTACGGTAGACAGGACAACAGGCTTAGTTACCTTTGTAGTGGCACCGGTAGCAGGGACAAACACATTGAAGTTAACTGCCTATAAAGTTAATGCTAGTGATGCCTTGCAAATTAAAAACTGTACTTATGCGGTAGAGTTTAGTTCAAGATTATTTATAACAGGCAATCCAAATTACCCTAATAGACTTTGGAAAACTGGGTTAACACCTAATCAAGCTAGTTTACAGGCTAATTACTTTCCTGCTAGCGGATTGAGTTCTTTTGATTCAGTAACAGGAATTGACAAGAAAATGACTGCTTTTGTAAAGAAGTTTGATAAGTTGATTTACTTAAAAGAAGATTCTGTTAATATAACTTATAATCAGACACAGGCTGACGGTTCAAGTGGGTTTCCTATATCAAGTATAAATGACACTATAGGATGCGATATGCCGGGAAGTGTACAATTAGTAGACAATATGCCTGTATTCTTTAATTCGCTCAATGGTGGCTATGCTATAAGATCCACAACGGTACTCGGAGAAAATGAAGTAAAGGACTTTTCAGCTAATGTCAATGGTAGTGGTGCAAGACAAGGATTACTACAAGAGAGTTTAACAGACTTGCAGAATTGTTCAAGCTTTAATGATGGTAATAAATATTATCTAAACGTAGGGAATCATGTTTATGTCTGGGATTATTCTTTAGGCTACAATCTAAACGATCAAGAAACTTTACATTGGTTTATATACGATAATATCAATGCTAACAGCTTCTTTATGGTTAATAATGTACTTTGCTATTCTTCAAGTTTAACAGGTTCTATCGTTAAATTTATAGATGCACTTAATGATTTTGGACAACCTATTAACGGTAAGTGGAAGTCAAAACTAATGGACTTTGGTATGGCTGAATATTATAAAAACATAACTGAAATGTGGCTTACCACAAGAGGAAATTCAAATTCTACATTAAACATAAATTATTATGATGATAACGGGACTATTTTAAGTAGCTCAATAATTCCACAGAGTTCAACTAAGTCTTTTAAATGGTCAACTTGGAAGTGGTCAGAATTTACATGGAAATCTCAAAAGTTTGCTCCTACAATAAAATCTCGACCAGGTATAAAGAATGTGAGATATTTCCAGGTAGAAATAACCAATAGTTTATTTAACGAGGATTTATCCATTGTTTCGTTAGTAATAAATTGGGTGTCTACTCGAAAGGTTAAATAAAAGGAGAGTGATTTTATGGCTTTTGCATTTACACCAACTACAGGGTTAAACGACGTTACACAATTCCCAGATGAAGATGCTTTAATAAGGCAACATATACAAACTTTATTGCAACAGTTAGCTACAGCTATAGATTTAAAAGCGAATAGTGCTGATTTTATAAAAGGTGGGACTGATGCTAACGGTTGGGAAAAAAATCTTGTAACGGGAATTATTAGGCAATGGGGGACAACATCAATAGGTACTGCCGGTCTTACAGTTACATACCCTATAGCTTTCAGCGTTGCTTATAGTAGTTGTTCATTGAGTGTTGATAACCTTGGGGCTACTGCGTCGGCTAATTACAAGAATCCTAGCTTAACTCAGATACAAATATATTGCTCGATAACCACAAATGTTACCTGGCAAGTTTGGGGGCGATAAAATGGAAGATTATTTAATGAATTATGACGAACAAACAGGGGAAATAAAAGGGTTTTATTTAAGGCCAGTTCACACAATAATTCCCTTGCCAATAAAAGAAATAACAGAAGAAAAACATCAATTCTATATGGAGAATAACGGTAAATATAAACTTAATCCTATAACTTTAGAAGATGAATTAATTCCATATGTTGAAATACCACAACCTAAAACAGAACTAGAAATACTAAAAGAAACTATTGATATGCTTGTACTTTCAAGCTTGGGGGTGTAGTTATGTACGAAACACTTTACAGACTTTGGGGCGAGGGCAGATTAACAGAGGGCAGTTTAGATATTGCAGTTACTAGAGGATGGATTACGGAAGCACAGAAAATAGAAATAATGTCACAGTAA